GGTGTTTATACTCCTAACACATTTAGTATTGGTGCTGACCATTCAGATAACCAAAAGGGATTAAAGGGTTCATTAGGTCGTGTGTCAGTGTGGAACGACGCACTTACACAAACAGAAGTTTTAGATATGATGTTTATGACTTACCCTGAAGTATCCAGTAGTGCAATAGACCACACTAAGTGTTTCAACTGGACACAGTTTGACGGGAACACTGCTTCTACTACAGTATATAATTTAGCTTCAGGTGCCAATGACGGTACTGCTTCTACAACTGACATTTGGCAAGTACCAAACGGATATGGTAATTGGCAAAATAGTTATAGTGTAGCTACTGGCGGAGTATTCTTGACATCTGCATTAGATACAGAATTTAACGCTTATAATTTAAGACTTGGTATGGTAAGTGGTGGTGCTACAGCCAATAAAACTATGGAATTAACAAGATATAATGGAGAACAAGCTATACAATTTTATGGTGCTCTGTATTGGGGACCCGGTAAAATTAACCAACAAAATAGCGCTACAAGAGGTAGAAACAGTACTCCTTGGACAACTTGTAATGGTAATGCAACTTGGATGGCTACTGCACATTACCCTCGATATGTACCTCTAGGGGGAGATAGTAGTGTTCCGTTTGCATCTATGATAGCTTATTGGAATTCTAGTGGTTCAACAGAAGAGATGACAATTAAAACTTTGTTACCTACTGATAATATGAATTTAGGTGGTGACTTAACAGTGAGTGAACAAATGCAACCTTCTATAGGTAACATAACTAAAAGAATAAAAACACACGGTAATGATATAATTACAAAGCAGTGGTATAATTATAACGGCACAAAGGGTATATTACAACTTGATGCAGGTTCAACTCTTTACTTTAAAAATAACAATAATGGTTTTATAAAAGGAGGAAATACTTCCTTGTTGCAAATTCACGCAAGTGGTGAGTCTTGTGCTGTTTTTAATCAATACTCAAGGTCTGATGGTG